GCACCTCGACCTCGACACCCACCAACGCCGGATCAGGCGAGGCAGTAATCAACACCCGATGCCCCTCCGCCACACCCGACACCGCGAACGGCACGCTGACCAGGTAATCGAAAGTGAAAAGCTCCGCCGCACCCGCATCCACCGTGCGAGCCTGCGTGCCAGTCGGACGCACCCGACACGGCCCCGAATACACGACCGCACCCACAGGCACAGTCACCCGGCCAGTGCTCGGATCAGTAGCCGGCTCACCCACCGCACGCGCACGAACCGTGCACGACGACGACATGAGGGACTCGGCCGCCGCACGCGCCATCCCCATATCTAGGAAAGCGGTCACAGCAGCGGAGCCCACGGATTCGGCACGTAGGCAGCGGAGTAGTCCACCACGGTCCGGATCGTGAACGCCCCTGCGGCCGACCCGCCGTTGAGCAAATCCAGCTCCTCATCGGAGACGTATAGGCCACCTGTCGACAGCGCACCGTCCCGGGTGAAGGAGGCGTCGTCCACCGACCACTGCCGAATGCCTTCGGGGTTCCGAAGCACCCGAAGCACCATCGCCGACACGACCGCACGGACTAGACCCTCGGACACGTCCGCGTCCACAAGCTGGGTGTCCAACAGTGGACGACGGGTCAGCAGGATCGCCCAGGCGTCATCGAGCAACGCCTGAGCGGTGGCCTGCTCAGGCGGGCCGAGGGGGCGGAAACGCGCTTCCAGGTCCGCGACGTTCACGGGGTTCGCCATCTCCGCCCCCTCCCTCGACTACTTCTCGTCGGTCTTGCGAGTGGTGCGCTTCGACTTGGACTCGGTCCAGCCGGCCGCCTTGAACAACTCCACGGACTCATCAGCGACCTGCACGACCGTCTCCGAGAACGGCGGGTGCATCTCCGTAGCCACGGCTATCAGGCCGTCGTGGCGGAGGTGAGGCGAACGAACGCGGCCAGGCTGCGGTACGCGAAGCCGATCTCGATCTCCGCGCGGACCGCGAACATGTTGCGCTGCCACAGGTTCAGCTGCGTGCCGCCATCGTTGATGGTGGCCTGGTCACTGATGCTGATCTGGACGCCCTCGACGGTGCCGTACATGGCCTGCGTCCAGTCGCCCGCGACACCGAGCAGCGAGACGGTGCCCGCACCGGCGCCATCGGCGTCAGCGACGTAGACCGACTTCGAGGTGTAGACCGGGGCGCCCAGGAGCTGGGGAACCTGGCCGTCGGTGACCATGCTGTTGATGAAAAGCGGGCGACCGGTGGTGTCGGTCTCCGAGAGCAGGATGCCGCGGGCCTGCGGTGCGAGCGCCCAACCGTTGAGCACCCCGCCGCCGGTCGCGACGGCAGCGTCGGCGGCGACGAGGCCGCCGTACGTGTTGCCGTTCAGACCGACCGCGGTGGCGCCGGTGAGGACGTCGAAGTTCGAGCCGGGGGCCGTCCCGTTGATGACCGTCGAGTCGAACTTGGCGGCCAGCGCGCCGGGCAGGCGAGCGGCAAGGGCCGCGTACAGGGCGGGCAGGTCGCGCCGGAACTCGTTGGAGAACGGCTCGATGACAGCCAGCTTGTAGGGGGTGATGGTCTTCGCGGAGACCGTCCCGCGGCTGACCGGCTTCTCGGCCGTCTCCGCGACCCAGTTAGCCGTCGGGTCACCGGTGATGATCGGGATAGAGACGCCCGAACCCGGCAGCGCGATCTGCTGCGCGAGCTGCATGATCACGGATGCGGTCTGAGCGGTCTGCCAGATCTCGTTCGACACCTGCGGGGGAAGGGAGACCCCCGAGGTGGTCCTATTGATGTCGATGCCAGCCATCGCTGGGGCCCCTTTCGAGGGTGTTAGAGGAAGTTCTGAACAGCAGCCGCGAACTGATCGGCAGTCGAGGCGCTAGCGGTCGTACGCGGGCCCTGAGAGGGATCAGGGCGCGGGGACTTTGGCGCGGAGACCAGGGCCATGAGGGCGTCGGCGTCGGCAGCGATCTCGTCCTCGGTGTCACCGCGGAGCCGATCGACCAGGTCCGCCGGTACACCCTTGGTGAGGGCGACTCGCTGGCGGATCGTGGTCTTCTCGTACTCGGCGAGACGGGCCGTGGCCTCGTTCGCTGCCTTCTGCGCCTTCTCCAGCTCCGACAGGTTTGCGGCCTCGAGCTGGTCGAGTCGGGCCTTGAGCGCCTTCGCTTCACGCTCCGCCGTGGCGGCTCGCTTGCGTTCGGCGTCCAGTGCCTTCTTGCCGCTGTCGCCGAGCTCGGGAGCCTCGGCAGGATCGCCCTGCGGGGCCGGAGTCTCGGCGGTCTCGGTGCTGGGGGTTGGCTCGGTCATGCGGTGCTGCCTCCATCGCGGAGTGCCCCCGACCGCCTCGCGCGGTCAGGGAAGTCAGGAGACGATTCCGGCGGCGCGCATCCCGTTGATGGCGTCCACTCGGTTCGTCAGATGTGCCATGAAGTCGTGGACGGTCTTGATGTCCTCGCCGGACTCCACGCGGAGGCGAGCGCGGCGGTCGGCGGCGCGTCGCTCGGCGGGCGTGTAGCGGGCGCGACGCTGGTCGCGTCGGTCGGCGGCCATCCGTTCCCGCCAGCGATCGCGGGACTCGTTTAGCACCTTGTTCAGGTCTGTTCCGTCTGCCAGCCGCTGCCGCTGGGCTTTCGACAGGTCCGTGACCAGTCCGCGCTCAACTAGGAGTCGGGAGTCGGTAGTGAAGTCGCCCGCACGATTCTCTTGTGACGGGATCGCCGTGCAGTCACATTGCGGGTGCCGGTCGAAGTCGGCCTTCCAGCTGAACCATGCCCCGGCCAGAACCGCGCACCGCGAGCAGCACGGCGGGTTGACCATGCGGACCCAGCCCATGTTTGGCCGGACCACGATCTCGGCTGCGGTCGCGTCACGTGCCGCGTCGGTCACCGCTGTTTGCAGCAGCCCGTCGAGCCATGAGCCACCGACGTCGAGCGCCGCGTTCGGCGCAAGCCCGCGACCGGAGGCCAGCTTTGCGTGGGCTACGGCGCCCGTCAGCAGCCCCGCAAGGCTCCGACCGTCCGACGCCACCCCGGCGAACGCCCGAGGGCGCACGCGGGCTTCTGGCTCGTCGGGCTGGTCGGTCTCGGCGAGCACCACCGGCACGTAAGCCGTCGCCGCCGTGGCGGCTGCGAACTGCGCCGCCGCGGTCACCTCCACGAGCGGAGGCGCCACCTGCTGCCACGACGAGTCGAAGTCGTTCGACATCCGCGACCACGCCCGCCGGCCAGCCGCCACGAGCACGACCTGTAGGCGCTGGAGGGTGCGGTACAGATCTTCAGACGCCTGCGGTGTCGGCATCGCCGGTACCGATCAGGTCGCGGGCGATCCGCTCAAGCGTCGGGTCGCCCGCCTCGTCCTCAAGCCACGTGAACTCCTGGTCAATCCGCGGCTCAGACCAGCCCATCGCGGTGAACATCCCGCGCAGCGAGCCGCCCGCCTGCCGGACCTTCACCGCCGCGTCAGCCATCGCCGAGATGGTCGGCGTGGCCGGGTCGAAGTAGTCGACCTTGACCCGGGAGCCGTCGATCCACTCGCCGGTACGGAACCGCTCCGAAAGGGCGAAGACCCAGCCAAGCTGGTCGCCCTCATCGGTGCATTGCAGCTCAGCCGAGCGGATCAGACGGGACTCGTCAGCGCGGATTCCGTCTGCCGAGGGCGGGTTAGCCGTGTTCTGCCCGAAGTAGCGCATCGGCAGCCCGGTCAGCCCCGACGCCTGCTGGGCGTATAGGTTGATCATCGTCTCGAAGTTCTTCATGTCCGAGGCGGTGAACTGGCCGACCTTGGCGGTCTCCTTCTGGTGAGCCCAGATGGCGCCGAAGTAGGACTCCCACGCGGGGATCTGATTCCCGTCGGAGTCAACGAAGTCGCCCTTGGACATGCCCAGGACGTACTTCTGCGGCACCGCGTGGGTCTCCATCGCAACCCCGGCGTTGGTCAAGGTGCGGCAGGCGGCATCGGTGAGCGGGATAATGTCGCTCATCTCCGACTCGCCGGTGAAGACTCCCGTCTCGCGGCGGTTCAGCATCATCACGACCGGGACGCGGCCCAGGTTGTGCCGGTCGCGATCCTCCTCGACCCACTGGCCCTTGTCCGAGACGAGCCAGATTGTCTGGTCAGGCAGGTAGAGCGTGGCGTTCGACGCCTGCCCGATCTCGTTCTTGCCGTAGATCTTCGCGGCAGCAGTGAGCCGGCGGCGTCGAGGGTCGACCTCGGCGAACACCTGCTGCGGGGACTCGACCGAAATTAACGGGTGCTCCGGGTCGTCCTCGTTGGTGCCGACGGTGACGAAGCTGCGCCCGTAGACGAGCCGGTCCAGCCGCGCCAGCCCGGACTCCGAGTCCAGGTTGTTCGCGTCGTAGGTCTCCATGAGCGCGTCGCTAGGACGCTCCTCGCCAGGCAGGAACAGCGAGCGCACCCGCATCCGAGCCCGCAGCGCGTCCACGTAGGACCGCGGCCAGTTGACGACCGTCTCGAAGATCTGCATTTCCGGCGGAAGGGCGAGCCCCATGTGTCGGAGCCGCTGCTGGCCCTTGTAGTAGGCCCGCATCAGCCCGTCGTTCGCCGACTGGGTAGCCAGCGACGTCTCCAGCCGTCGGAGGGTGGCGAGCTCGTCGTCAGACAGAGCCACGGAACCCCCTAGCGGAAGACGAACATGCGGTTATCGGTCTCGACTCCCCAGCCGGCGGCCAGCGCGTCGGCCGCAGCCTCGTGGCACAGGGCGGAGGTCACGGCGAGGTCGATCTTCTGGTGCTGCGCAGGCTTACCGAGGATGAACCGGTCGCCAGGCTTCGGAATCTTGCGAGCATTGGCGATGTGCGCCGCTGTGACGGGGCAGCCGTCGTGAGTCAGCGCGCGACTACGCAGGTCCGCCTCGAACCGCACCAGCGCGGCGTGCACAGCGCGGGTGCGGGTCTGCCCGCCCATCTGCCAGGGAACGAATACGTCGGGGCCGTGCTTGCGATCCCACATCTCGGTCTCGGAGATCCACGACGTCGGGTCGTGCGGATCATTGAATCCGGGGTCGCAGTAGATTCGCTCAAGCTTGTATGCCGTGGCGAGCTCATCCCAGGCGTCGTGCACCTGTAGGCGAGGAATCCGGCCGCCGTGCTGCGCCGGATTCCAGATCATCGGCTCACCGGTCGATAGCCACCGAGGCGTGAACTGAAAGCCGGTCGCCGTCTCCAGGCGAATCCCGGTCCAGTCGTCGTTCTCTGACCCATCGAAGCCGCCACAGACGCTCGTGCCGGGCTCAGGAGACGGCAGCCAGTGCACCGGCCCACGCGCCTTCCCACAGATCCTCAGGCAGCCACGAACCATGGCCCTGGACCACGCGACCACCGAAGAAACGCTCGGCCTGCGCAGGGTCCTTCTGCATCAGCTCGAAACACTCGGCCTCGATGCTGTCGATGTTGACGTGCTCGGAACCGGCGTAGACGAACTCGAGGATCTTGCGACGCTCGCGCTTGTCCATGAACCGGAGCTTCGGAGGCGGCACCCGATAGAACTTGAAGACGTCGTCCGTCTGGGCTTCCCATGTGGCTTGCGCGACACTATTCTCCGACGGGTCCCACGGGTTCGTGTGCTCCATTGTCCGGCCACCCATACCGGCAGCACCACGGCGCTGAGTCTCGGCGACCTTCCGCATTTTGTTCGACGTCGTGTAGGTGCCCGACTCGTCTTGCAGGGCGAAACTGATCGGGTTGCCCAGACGAGACAGCGCCGACGACGTCACCGCGTCGATGCGGTCCATATCCGGATCGTCGCTGTTGCCGACGATCCGGATGAAGTTCTCACGCGGCTTAAGCGTGTGCTTGAGCGGACCCAGGTGGATCATCGCCACCAGCGGCCGGTAC